GCAGTAAACCTTTGTTCATACTGCGCAACTTCCTCTGGAATCTTCAAGAATGTTGCAGCTTCAACCAAAGTTCCATATAGCAATGCATCAGGCGCGTTGGTTGATAACCAGGTGGTGCCGCTGTCAGATCCTGCAGTCAATGAATCAGGTCTATATTTGTAGTGCAACTCAAATGTATATGTGCTGTCTGGTGTTGGGCCTAATATAAATGTCGTGTCATCAAACAACGCATAATACTTTGGTGTGCCAGTTGTTGCTGGATTAGGTGTGTAATCTCTAATAAACGAAACATGCTTGAAAAGCAGATAGATGTAAGCACTGCTAGATATGACTGCCAAGCTGTATGGTGCTAAGAAGTCTGTAGGCGTAGACAAGTATGTATTACTTGCTGCAGCTGTGCCTGTGACGTTTTTTCTAAACACAGGAAGCTCTACATTTTTCAGAATGCGCTCTTCTGCTTCTTTGATAAACGTATTTAAGTCAGCGACAAACGTTGTCTCTGAGGTCTCACAGTAATCTTGAACTGTGGATTTTAGTGTAGCTAGTGTAAAGCTCATGATATCACCACCGTCACTGTGCCTATTTCACCTGTAGCAGCATCTTGAGAAAACTCACTGCCTATCACATCTCCAGTGACAGACATCATGCTGTTTGCATCTATTGTTCGCACAACCCCTGCTCCTGCAACCACTCCGGGCGGAACATCTGGTCTAGGGTGCCGCAATGCCTCTGGGTCTGCCAAATGACGCACAGGTTCTAGTTGCGGATGTTTTGGCTCAAAACACTCTGAACAAACACGAAACCCATTCCACTCTTCTTGGAGTTGAGTGTATTTGTATCTAAAGCCGCATCGATCACATATGGCTAATGAATGTTTGCCAGATGCATAAGCCATTACGCTCGCCTATAAGATCTAATACCAGGTGCTATGTTTAGAGAAGCCCGATCCTCATCTTGATCTGCAGCCCGTGCAAACTCTTCTTCATAGAAAGCTTTGAGCATTTGAACACGATCTGGAGCTTTCTTCAGCGCAATGTAATACGCAAGACCAGCAGCCAAACAAGGATAGAACCTGAAAGGCGTATCCACTGTGTTTACAGATGCATCTGCATCTTCAATCCGAACTAATCTATTGATGATCACTTGATCAGTAGAGTTCTCTGATGCAGGCCAAATATATAGCCTGGGGGTCAGCTGCTTATCTAAAAACCATTGAGTGGGCCTAGCCTGAGTATCTTTATTTGGGATGTTCCAATACTCAGATCTTCCAATCTGACTCATCTGTATGTCAGTTGTTTCACTGTTTTCTGTTCTACGCAGAACAACATCAAGAACATCAATCGTAGTCGCAGATAGATCAAGAAACTCATCACCAACTGTCAACGTCGTTGTCGAGTTTGTAACTGTCCATTGGTTAAGCCCTCTGTTTGCCCAATCAGCAAACAAAAGATTCAACGATCTGCGAGCCGTTACCGCGTCATAAGATGTACGCAGTTCAAGCCCGCATCGTTCAAAAGCTTCTTCGATGAACTCAGCTACATCTGGTGTGAAGTCGCTGCTACCAGAAGTTGTCATCAGGTATAACTCTTGATTACTTCTAGAATTACCGTGTAGGTATCTCCACTGCTCGCACCGATTGTGGTGAACTGAACATCGCCAGTTTTACCACTGCCAGCGTTATTGGGTATGCCAGAGAACGGAGTGTAATCATGCATACCATTTGAGTCTGGAGACAACGCGATGATCAAAGTATCAGTGGTTGCGTCGTTTAAAAGCTGAACGCCCATGCCAACGCACTGCCACCATATCTTCGATATCGCCACCTCAGTGCAAGAATCACCGCCACTGTTTTTTGCAAGCGCGCTCACATCAATCTTGGTAACTGCGCTTTCGCCAGTGCCATCGCTGATGTTTGTGAACTTTAAAACAGCTTTGCGATTGTCATCCTGAATTGTTTGAGAAGTTACTGTATCAGCCATTTTTTCTCCTAGGCAAAGAGGGCAAAAGCCCTCTTGTTATAGCCACATGTCTATTACTGATCAGCAAACGCAGGAGCAGTGGTACTCGTAACATTTCCAAAGATTTGATAGTTAGTTGTGTCTATACCCATGATGGTTACATCAAAGCCAGCAGGAACATTGAATTGAATGCTGCTGTTTGAGTTGCCATCAGAGAACACTGAGCTAACTTCATTACCGTCTGTATCTAGGAAAGTAACTCCACCGATGTAAAAGTTGGTGTTACCCGGAGTCACGATGATTGCGTCAGTAGCGTCAGCCGCTCCACCTGCATAAACGAATCTGAACATTGATCCAGCAACTGGCGCTGGCAATGTGTAAGTGTTGTCTTGTCCGCCATCTGGCACCAACAAAACTCGACCACTGTGAGTGGCGTTAGTAAGAGTAACGTCGCCGTCTGAAAGGCTTACGGGAGCGCCCCCATAAGTAGTAATTTCTGTAATCGCACCGCTAGTTCCATCTTTGCTGATGGACTTAAATCCATTCTCTGATCGGACGGGGCCGTTGAATGTTGTATTAGCCATGTTGATCTCCTGTCTTGGCTATGTCAGGCACGGGATGCACCTGTCAGGGATATGAGTTTTATACAGCAGAAAAAGAAAAGGGGCAACAAGTGCCCCTTTCTTTCAATGTTCCATGTGAAACATTAAGCGCCTTGTGATGCGAACACAGCGCGTGGGTTACTGAAGCCGAAGCTATAACGCTCTCTGGCCTTGTAACGCACGTTACCAGTGTTGAAATCACCTTCCATAGAAGTGGCGATTGGGCTTCGCTCAAAGTGCTTGAAGCCATCTGGGCAGTCGGTCAAGACAAAGAATGCATCAGTGTCAGTCAAGAAATGGTTGACTGCGTAGCCTTGAGGCAGCAGACCCATGTTTCTGATTGCGTTGATGTCGTTGTCAGCCGTTTCTACTCGTCCGGGAGTTTCCAGCAAGCGATCCGCTACGAACTGAAGTTGAGGCGGAACAATCAGCTTGGTTCCTTGAAGAGCCAAGATCATGTTTCGATCATCAACAAAAGTCGAGATGCTGATCAATGCGTTCTCTAACGAAGTTTCGTTGAGATCTGAAAACGCAGAAGGACGGTTTGAGAAAGTGCCGCCACCAGCAAGAGGGTGATCAGTAGCGACAAGAGACTTGCCGTCACCGCCCAAGAAGCTAGAGCTAAACGCATTGTTCAATACGTTTGCAGCTTTTACTTGCTTAGTGTGTGCCATGCTACGAGCCAGCGCCTTCGTATAACGCGCACCAAGGCGGTCATACAAATTGTCTTCAACCGCTTCCTCGGTGAGCGCAAAAGCGAGCGCGACGGTCTCGTGCGTATATCGTGCGGTGAAACCTTCAGAAGCTTGGTCGTATGCAACGCCTTGCCCTTCAGATTTATCACGCGCATTACCAAAGCCTACGATCAGAACTTCTTCTTCAAACGCTCGGTCTGAAGCTTCGGTTTCAAAGATCTCGGCGTGCTCGTTTTCATAACGAGCGTATTCCATGCCAAATAAAGCGTTGAGACCAGGCTCTAGCTCTTTGGCTAATTGTGCTCTTGAAATAGCCATTAGTTAGCCTCCTATGCTAAGCCCGCGCCTTTTTGGCCGAATATTGAGTTCTGAATAACAACGAGAACGTTGGTATTCGCCGTAGCAACATCTGAGTTTTCTGGGTCAGCAGAAATATCGATGGCCTTGATAGGCAATCCTGCAGTTGTTGCGCCAGTGGTGACATCAAGCTCTGCGCCTGAAATGCCTGTCACTGTGCTGCCAGAACTGGTGTACACGATGTCGAAGTTACCGAACAAGTCAGCAACTGGGAACGTGTCATCAGCTTGGATTTCGTACACAACATTCGGATCATCAATGATAAAAGCAATGATGTCTGAAGCGTTGGTGCTTGCAGGGTAAAAGTTGCTGAACACTTGTTCCTTGGTTGTAGGATCAGTGTATTGACAGCCGTTAAATACGCCAACGATAGGCACAGTGCCTCCGTCTGCGTGAACCTCTACCGTACCACCAGTTACTTGGGCAACCATATCTCCTTGGAAGATAGCAGTGCCATAGTTAGCGGCGATTCGATATCGGCTTTGTCCTCCGGTATAGGGCGCTCCCCCTATCATCCGTACTGGACGCATACCAAAAGCGGCATCTTGATTTGCCATTTTTGAATCTCCTAGTTAAACACAATCAAAAAGAGGCTACGATTTGTTGCCTCGGCCAAAAGATACCTGCGTCTTTCTCTCTTTTGAGATTGGCATTGCAGGGTGTTCATCGCGCATCAAGTCATTATCAACAGCTTTCATTTGTTGATCAGTCTGTTGCGCGAAATAAGCATTTCGCTCTTCCACAGTCTCTTTTGGAATCTTGGTTAACATCAAGCCACCGACACCGACTGTGCCTGCATGGTTACCATCATCGATAACAGGCAGGTCATAGCCTGACACTTCGCTTGGATGTACAGGTTCGTACCCCTCACGAAAGCGCATGTGCACGTTAGTTTTATCTGCTTCACCGCGTATGTGAGTTCTCACCCAACGATACTGCATTCCATCAGGAGCCTCTGGAGTCTCCAATACTTGAGGTGGAGTCCACGGTTTTCTTGCAGCCTTTGAAGACCGAGAAGAAGCGTTTCTTGGGGTTCTATTAGAACCTGGTGTGTTAGTTTCTTCGCTCATGAACCTTGTAACCTCATCTTTTGTTTTGCGTACTCCTTAAACGGAACCCCTAATTTTCTAGCAAGTTGCTGTTCGCTGGGGCTAAGTTTAACTTGACGATTATTTTGATTGCGTCCACTTCCTGTTATGCGCGTACTGGAGACAACGGTCTGGACGGGTTGTTGTTCGCCTCCTGCGGGAAACTTATGGGGGAAAGCATCCCTCATTTGTTTGTCTATCTGAGAGTAGTATTCATCAGACTCTAAGTCAATCTGCGTGGCAGCTAGTCGATTATGAATCGCCATAACCTGATCAGTCATCGCTTGGTCTGTTCCGAACCATTCGTTTTTGGTCGCCCACTCTTGCGCCCGAACAGATGGTTCTTCGTAAACAGGCTGGTCTTGTTGCCCGTAAACAGGATTAGTAAGACCTTGTTCACGTTGAAGTTCTTCAAAGCTTTGTGCTTCTCTTGCTTGTTGATTCTGCCCTTCAAGCCACGCATCGTACTGCACCTTGTAGTCAGCCAAATCTTGCCGATATTTTGCAAGTGCGTTTCGATCTGCCTCTGCTCGAGCAAGAAGCTGTTGAGCTTCTGCCATGGCTTCTGGATCACCAGATTCGTAAGCAGTCTTCAAGTTACGTTTAGCCGCTTGAGCTTGAGTCTCAACACGGTTTTCCATCTCTTGGCTGTAGTTTTCTTGAATCTTTAGATTCTGCTCAGCACTGGATGTTTGCGTGCTTTTAAGCTGCTCAGCCAACGCCTCGTTCTGCGCCTTGATCTCTTTGGCATACTGCAATGCCTGAAGCTCACGACGCTGATACTCTTTTGCTTGCTTTACAGCTTGATTGATTCTGTTTTGAGCCGTTCTGGCTTTTACTTCAACCTCAGAGAGCTCCTCTTCGTCGCTTGGCTCTGGGGCGTCAAAGTCTTCTTGAACAGCATCTTCTGTGACAGGTGCAAGATCGTCAGCTTCCTCTTCAGAAAACTCAATGATTGCATCCTCTTCTTGAACTTCTTCTTCAACTCTACGCCCTTCTGGGAGCGCAGCTTTGTTTATGTTCTCTTCGTTATCTAGCTTAGATAACGCTTCGCTCAGTGTTTCTTCGCTCATGTTTCACCTATGCAGACTTAATATCGTCAGGATTAAGAATTGTTCCAATCACTTCATCGTCATTGATGATGCGAACTTCATGGTCATCTTCCAAAGAAAAACGAGCGCCTGCATATCTACCGATAAGCACCCAATCGCCTTTCTTGCACCATGGCTCGCCACCGAACTTATCGTAATCTTGATAAGCCAATGGGCCGACTTTCATGACATAACAAACAGATGTAGCTAAGTTCTCCTTGCTCACAGTGGACTCAAGAAGCTGTATGCCACCATCTGTTACGCCTTTTCCCTTGTATGGCAGGACTAATAGTCGCCATCCTGTGGGGTCAGGCATTCTTTCAATCAGAGATTTGTCTAACACGGTAGGGTCTAAAACCCTTTCGCTTTCGCTTACATATGCGTCCGTAACGGACGGTTTTGCTGCGATGGAATCTAAAGATAGATCACTCATCGAGGGGGTCTCCTTCAATCTGCAACGCTTCTTTTATTTCGTCACGCAGGGTGCGAAGCATTGATAACTCACCCATTGCGAATCTGTAATCCTCCATCGTCTTGATGTTGCCTGACGTTGTGTAGTCCACAATGCCCTGCTCGTACTGTTCAAACTTCTTCATCATGTAAGAAGCGAGAGCTATTGAATCCATTTATATGCCTGGAATCCTTGGTGGTGGCGCTATACCAACAGGTTCTGGTTGGCCCGTGCCGGGGTTAACAATCGCTCCACTATAAGGCTGCGGAGGCGCTGCTAGTCCTGCATATGGCGCTAATGGTGCCATTGGTACAGGCGCGCCGTATCCACCAAACTGCACTTGTGGCACAGCAGATGTCGGCATTTGGAACCCTGGGTAGCCCCCTTGCTGTATGTTTGCCCCTGCTTGCATCATCTTCTGAATGTAATCTTCCCGCACATTTGGATCATACGAAGGCCCAAGAATGTTAGTAGGCACGTAAGTTTGGCGCACGCCCTGCAGAGGATCCATGTTTACGAACCTAGGCGGCGGTGGTGCAGTTGGTGGAGCTTCTCGTGGGGGAGCATCCCGTGGTGGAGGCTCTCCCGGCATAGGCATAAAGGTTCCGCCTGAATCAACAGGAGTTGCAGGAGTAGGCGTAGGAGCGGGAGTAGGAGTAGGCTTAGGCCCCATTCCAGCTACAATCGCTTTGGCTTCTGCAAGTATTTCTTCGTCAGTCTTTCCTGTTTGCGCCTGTCTTTCAGCTTGACGTTGCGATGTTTGATCTTGCAACTGTTTTGTTGCTTCTTGAACTTGTTTATTCAGAGCCATCAATTCGCTTGTGGTAGTTGATGGGTCTGCAGCGGCCTCTGTTAATCTGGCGTTACAACAGAAGGCGTTGTAGGTGCAGCAGGAGGCGTTGGCACAGGTGCAGGCTCATCTCTATCATCAATGCGGTTGTTGTTCGCATCCTGAAAATCACCTGTTCGCATCTCCATGCGAGGTTCTGCGGGTGCAATCCTAGATCTGTCGCCTGATCCGCCAAAGGTGGCTGCCACAACGTTTTTAACGTCATCCATTCCAACAGAAGGCGCTGGGCCACCGAATACAGGCTCTCTTTCTGCTTGTTTTGTTCCACCGCCAACTGGAAGAAATTGGCTAAGAGATCCGCTTTCGCCAGTTCCTCTTTTGACTCTAGACATGCCGCCTGTAGGCGCTGGCACAACAGGCTCTGCCTTTGGTGGCGGAGGCTCGGC